ATTTACTCTACTTTTACTTTTTCTTTTTTTTCTGATTGCCATTTATAATAACCATGTTTTTTTACATACTCTCTAAAAAAAGCATTAAGCTCTTCTATTGGAACTTCATCTGCACAATTACCAGTCTCCTCCCAAAAAACATACTCATCCATTGTCTGAATATCCATGTAATCTTTGAAGGGTTTAAATTCCAAGTGTTATTTTTTCTTAGCTTTTTTCTTACCATAAGCCATTCCACCACCCATGTAGCCACCAGGTTTACCATAGCTTTTAGATTTTTTCATGCCACCTTTTGTGAATCTTGTAACACCTTGTTCATCTGTTGTTGGTCCACCTAGCATTTGGTTAATTAGTTCTTTTGCTTTTTTAGCTCCATATTTCTTTTTAAAGGCAGAAACCATAGAATCAAAATCTGCTTCTTTTTTCGTTCCACCCTCCGCCATCTTAGTGACTTTCTTTTTTGGTCTACCTACTTTACTTCCGTATGTTCCTTTACCTGCTGGCATTACGTGTTCCCCCTATAATCTGAATGACCGAATCGCCCTGTTCGACCTGTATTAGAACTCCCTACTTTTGGAGTCACTCTTTTATCTACTT